CTTTCTCCATCGCATCACCGCCAACGCCAACATTGCTTATCAGCAGGGAATCAGCATAAAATCTTGTTGCTGAAATAATTTTACCGTCGGGGTAATCCGCAATCCATGCATATGCGCCAGCGCCTTGAGGTCCACCATCACCTATTTGATGTATTTCAAATGTGAATGCGCCACGCAAAGAAGGATTGTCTTGCATAAGCAATTCTGCCCCCACAAGAGCCTCAACAAAACCTCTTCCTAACTCTTTACGAATGGCGTCACGACCTCCCTCGGTTTCTAACATTGATTGAATTTTTTCTAGTTGGTCAGCGCTGTTCCTTAACCGTTCTTTTGAGGCATCATCAACGCCATCTTCATTAGATTTATTTCTCAGTCGGGCAATTCTTGTCGTTAGTAAATCACCCTTCAAGTCATTTATCCCACTATCAAGCATTTCTTTCATGCTTCTTGATTTAGGTATACCCATTTTTGCAATCAGTTCATCACCGTATTCTTCAACTTCTTTGTTTTTTGCATTGGGAACATACTTATTTAAAAGTTTTGCAATTTTTGCATCCAATTCCGTGTTGAAAGAATCGGCGTCAAATGTAACTTTCGTCAAACCATCTTTCCGTATTGATGCATCGGGTGCCGCCGGATTCGCATTATCCATATCCGCTCTTTGTGTAGCAAGATTAGATTTTCGATTCCTTCTCCGAAGAGCCGAAATTGTCGCCGAAGTATATTTAGAAGAACCGATAGTGTGGATTTTGTCAACAATTTTGTCCACGTCCGCACGTTGTTCTTTGCTAATTTTGCCCTTTCGTTCAAGACGATTAAGAGCAAGGTCGGCAACATCTTTCCCGACCGTTCGCAACAAATCAACACCAACCAAAGTTACGGCTGACAGCGTTCCAGAACCGTCAACGTTCAAATAGTCAAGCGCATCAAGTGTTGCCAACGCCGTCAATGCGGCGACCTTTGTTGTGCTACTTACTTTTTTGTTTTCAAGAATTTTTTTCCCCTGTGTAAGCAAATCGCCAACTTCTCGTCGCGACGCACGAACGGCTCGCTTGGCGAGCGCCATCCCCGGAACTAAACAATTGGACATCTGCATGTCTGTAAATTGGTTGGCGTTCGGTGTTCCCGGCGGGCATCGCAATTTTCCCGCAGCATCAACAATCACGCCAGCGGCACGGGCAGCACGCGCCCCAACCGATTGCAGATTTGGCTTGTCCTTGAGACTAGGTCCTAAAAACCCTTTGAATAGAAGAATATTTTCTTGGACAGACGAAATAGATTTCGTATATAAGGCAATCCTGTCATTCGCCGTAAATGCGAGAGACGAATTCATCGTCTCACCCGCCTAGCCTTCGACTGAGTCTGAGGCACCCTCGGGTTGGTCGTCGGCAGTTTCGGCGTCTGCTTTCTTCTTCCTAATTTTTTTTGGTTTTTCATCAGCAGGCATGTCGTTAGCGACCGATTCACCCGAAGTGACAAAACCCGATTCTGAAGGTTGATTCTTTTTTTTCATTTAAAATTACCGCCGCTATCTTCAATTTCAAGAGACAACATCTCAAACTCCATCAAAGAACCCATAAGGCTTTTTGCTTCCTCTTCGGAGATTGCGAACTTCAATCCCGCCCAATTTTCGGGAATCATCTCCTCTTTGCCGAGTTCTTTGGCACGCTTCATAATGTGGGCTTTAGCCTCTGTTTTGTTTTTTGCACGACCAAATGCTTGAATCGCATTTTGCAAGTCGGTTTCATCAACAATCGGATACGAACCATCGGGGAGAGCCTTGCCTTCCTTGGCAAGTTTCTCGCGCTGCTCATCGTCGTACATGCGCTTAAGAGCAAGGTCTGCGACTTCGGCGTCAATATCTGAGGCTTCTTCAGCGTCGTACTCGTCGTATCCAAGAACTTCGCCGTCAACACCCACGAATACGTCGTAAGACTTTCCGTCTACGCCCTCGATTTCCACCGCATAGGCGTCATAACCCTCAAACATGTCCGCATCAACCGCTACGACCTCTCCCTCAATTGACTTAACCGCAATTGATGCCGCTTCGTCAAATGAAACAACTTTTTCGCCCGGCACGACAGCAACTTCGCCAATCAAATCTTGATTGAGAAGATGCCAGCCCATGCATTCGCCGCTTGTCCCATCAAAATACGCTTCAATGGCTTTGCCGTCTTTGCGCTCAATGTCAACAACGAAAATATCTGTCTGGTCTGCATAGCCGGAATCAAGAATCTTTCCGGCGAACATGTCTTCGGCGATGCCTTCAACCTCAAGAAGTGTTGGCATATCACCGTGCGGTTCGCAACCACCCGGACAGTTGGCGCAAATATCTGCGCCGCCCGGATACATTTTGCGTTCAATTGCACAAACAAATGCTTGTTCGTCGCCTTCAAAGTCTTCGTTTTTCAAACCCATGGATTCCATGCGCTTCTTGCGAGCCTTCTTGCGAGCCTTCAGCATTCCCTCAAGTGCATTCCACATTTTTTCTTCTTCTTCATCAACTTCGAGGTCGGATTCCGCTTCGTCGTCGTCCTCGTCGTCGTCCTCGTCGTCGTCTTCCGATACTTGAGGCATCATTTCTTTTTTGGGCTTCTTGGGTACGGCGCCCATTGCGCCGTACATTTTTTCATCATCTTCGTCTTCTTCAGCGACTGCAGATGCCATAACTTCCATTGCAGAAACAGGCTTCATCTTTTTGGGTGGCATGTTGCCTTTTTCTGTTGACTCAACCCATTCGGTCTCAAACTCTTCGCCCTTGACCGCAACCGCAGTCGCGCCACATTTGCCGCAAACTTTTGCGCCTGGCTTGTATCCACACTCGGAAATTTCTAAACCTTTTGCGCACTTAATCCCGCCATCTGCGAGAAGTTGGACTGTCGGTGTCTCTGACATGTTAGCCATGTTATTTTTTTTCTCCTTGTATTGCATTGTTTTTGCAATGCAACCCGCTGGATTGGAACAACCATTACACGGCGTCAAGCGTTTTGCGCCTGAAACCATGCACTGATATTTATTTGATTTTTCTGGTAAACCTGTATTAGAAGTATAACCCATAATAGTGTGTATGTCCTGTTAGAAAATGAACATCATTTGATATCTTCAATATTTTTGACTACATTGCTTAACGCTTGATATGCGTCATCGCTGATTTCGGCGATGTCAAATATTTCGACACCAAATTCGTTGGCTTCCGACTTGATTCCGTAATGTTCTAGAACTGGTTCAAGTAGTTCTTTGACCCCATAAATGTTTTGTGTTTCAGCCCTTATAAGGAAACTTGCTGTTTTCATCTCAATTTCGTCTATGCCACCAGCAAGAAGCACTTCCTGCATGAGTTGGTAGGCATCTCGGAGTTTCTTGAGGTTTCTAGCACTTATGACTCGCCCAGCCTTGACCTCTACATCCTCTTCAAGTTCTTTGACCATTTCTGCCAAAGCGGCGGCTAGGGCAGCAATCATTTCTCTGCCTCCGCCACCGCCACACGAACCACCGCATCCACATCCGCCCGGTTTGGAAATCATGGGCATTTCAATGGTTTCGCCATCTTCGTCTTCGCCTTCTTCTACCCAATTGTCGTCTCCTGTCATATAGGAGACGAACTCGGGTTCGGCGTTCATGAACTCTCGCAAAGCCTCATAAGCCTGTTTGTTGCCTTCCTCTTCGTCGTCCGTTTCAAAATCGGGGATTGAACCCACAGCCATTCTTTCGGCTATATCTTCCATCATCATGGCGTTCTTTTCTTCGCTGCCCATATCTCCGAATACCTCAATGGCGTCTTCCATCGTGAATGGATTGTCGTCTTTGCGTCTGCTGAAAAGTGAACGAAGTCGGTCATTCCACTCCGAGTCGTTCCAAATTGAACCGCCCCTAATGCCTCGTATTTTTTTCTTGCAGTTCTTCATGCCGGGGTGGTGGCAGCCCTCGTTCGGCCAAAGTCCGGTCGTCTCGTGGTGGAGCCAAGCGCAAATGTTATTCAACGGATATAACTCGGGGTGATTAGCGAGAATCACGCGACAACGACGGAATCCGCCAGGTTTCCTCATTATCGGGCGCCAGTAGCGGAGCAGGCGTTCAAGGTTGCCTCGGCGAGGACCGTAACCACGGAAACGGGCAGTGACAACTTCTTGCGGAATCAATCCGCCAAGCGGGTCTGCTTTTTCTGGCGTTTTTGGTTTGACACCAACGGGTATCTGTGGGTCGTCTTCCATGTTGTAGCGGTCAACAAAACGGCGTTCTTCTTCGTTCGCTGAGGGGACATTATCGCCGTTCATATTCAGGTAAACCAATTTTGGTTTCACTTGTGTCGGTTCGCCAAACATAAATTTTCCATCTTCAAAATGGTATGAAAGACGCATTGTTGAAACTTTGCCCGATTCTGCCCTGTGGTCAAAAACGACTTGATTGGCGTCGGATTCCCTGACCCTTACGGCGCCGCCAAATTTGCGGGATAGGGCATCTGCAAGGTTGGCAACCCTACCAAGTTTTGGATTTTTTGCTGGTACGCCGTCGTCGCCTTCTTCTTCTCTCTCTTCTTCGTTTTCTTGTGTCATCAACTGACGAATTATTTCCATCATTCGACGCTTTTTGAATTGCTCCATTGCACGCAAACGCATCATGCGTTCCATTGTTGAACGGTCGTGAGCCTTTCGTGTTGGCTCCATGCCTTGTGCAAGTAGTTCTTTGAGAACAAATTGTTTTTGTTCTTTTTTGAAATTTGCGTCCGTTTCAAGTGTTTCAAGTACTTTCTGGTACATGTCTTCCATGTCGTCTTTTTTCTTGCTGTTCTGATAACGGTCAAGAAGACGTCGCCCCTTTGCTGCGAGTTTCGCTGCGTCTGACCTGTCTTGCGGAATTGGTTCACCCCATGCGGCTGCCGAAAGCGCAAGTCTTGTCGGTTTGCCATTGTCGTCTTTCATCGGACCGCTCGGGTTGGTGAAGAAGCGGGTCAGGAAAGAACCTTTGCGTCGCATTTTTTCTGGCGTGTTGGCAGGACCTTTAACTCCGGGTTTAAGGTTTGAACCTTCGGTTCGTCGGAAATGTGCGCGACCCGCAGCGGTAAGACCACCCTTGGGGTCTCTTAGTTGTGCGCCTTTTTCTCCTACTGGAACGCAATTTGGCACCATTTTCCCGTTTTTGCCAGGTTTCATGCCCACTTGTATGTAGCCATCCCAACAAGGGCTTCCGTCGGCGCCTTTGGCGGATTCATCTGTCTTGATACTTATGGTGCCTGTCAGTTGGTTCGCACCGTGGAGAACGGGGGAAACTTCGTATAGTTCGACTTTTTTCAAAATATTTGCTTGGCGTGACGGGTCAAAGTCTGCTTCAAGTGTTTTGTAGCCAATTGACCATTCTTGCTCTTCGCCGAAGAAAGAAACATCCGAGAACGCTTGACGTCCGCGTTCTGATTTGAGGTTGAATTGCACTCGGGCGTAAAGCCCCCCGATTCCCGCCATTTTCATTTTGGTTGGAAGTCGTGGGTCGGTGCGGGGGACTTCGTAAATTTCTAGAACTTTTCCAATTGGCTCATTCCAGTTATGCCCCCATACGACACGCGGTTTGCGTCGTTTTAGGCTTTCGTTGAATGCCGAGGGAACGATGATGTCACCCACCGAGTCCTTGTTGCCAATCCCCGCTACAAAGGCTTCGACAATTCCTTGTGCTTCATCAATATTGATTTGACCTTGTGACGCTTTGTATTCGGTCATTTCAAGGGCGGCGGTTTGCATCACATCAGACATACCCTACAACTTTAAACTATTTACATCATTAATAATGCAACACTTTCAGTAAAGTCTTTTGACTTTACTGAAACTTACTCAAATCTGAATCGCAGACGGCAACGACAGTTATAAGTTAACGACGGGGGCGCAATCGGGTCGCCCGGAAATCGAAGCAGTGCTCCACCCACGGCGAAACCCTCACCGAAATCTACTGTTTTCCCGTCCAAAAATTGGTGTGCGGTACGAACTTTAGAATCCCGACGGGTTGTCCATGTTTTGGTCAAGCCACCAGAATCCTTTCCCGCAAGATAGACGCCAGAATTGAATGCTGTTTGTGCTTCATGCTCCGCCATGGCGCGTCGGCGCTTGCGAAGCAAATTAATAAAAATGGCGACAAGGGCGAGCCTCAAAAGCGCCGATTTGTCTTCGTCGTCACCAGATGCAAGCGCAACGAGCACCGCAGATTGTATTTCTTCAAGGGTTGTCTGATTTGCCTGTTGCATTCTTGCAATCTGCTCTTCGGTTAATTGTTTCAACTCATCCTCATCAATTTCGGCGGGCGAATTGGTTTTTGAAGAAACATAATCTTTTGCTTCGTTGCAGATTGCGACAATCACCGGCTTGATGTCGTCGCTTAACTGCTTATTCCAAACTTCTGTATCAAAAAACATCTCCGCAGTCAAAACGCCAGAAGAAAGTGCTTTTAGGGATTTTTTACCAAATGCTTTTTCCGTGACAACACGTTGCTGTCTCTCAAAAAGACGCTCCAAAGCCCTATCAAGAATCTCCGTCCATCTATCCGTATCGGAGTCAGCCTTGTTTTCGATTTCCTCCATGAACTTTTGTTGCATTTGCTCTTGGACGCTTTCAAACGCACTTAGTTGCTCCTCTGGCGTAATCGCCGTCGTTGCGGGGGCTTGCGCTTCCCCTTCGGGAACGGGGATTGGTGCCGGAGGTGCGGGTTGAGGCATTTCAACAGCGCCCTCCATCGGGGGCAAACCACCGGCGGGAGCGCCTTGGTCAACACCCACCATGTCAACTGGCTGTTGCTGTTCGGGTTTGAAAGGTTTCTCGGTATTGGCAATGGGGGTAAGGTTCGGGTTGGAAAGAAGCGAATCAGCAAGTTCGGATTCAACTTTTTTCCTGCCTGTTGTCTCGCGGTATTCGTTCAGGGAAATCAAACCCTGCTGAAATTCGTCCATCGTGTATCGCTCGCGCTCTTGTTTGGCGAGAATCAGAATCGGGATTTGAGATACGTCAAAATCAACATAATATTTATCGTCAAGTTCATCAAGCGCTCGGCTAATTTGATGAAGATGTGGGGTCATTGTTTCCATCCAAAAAACACGTAATTCTTCGGACGCATTACTAAATGTTCTGCCCGATGCGTTGCCTATAACTGATTCGGGAACGCCGAATGCCGAAAGAATTTCTTCTTTTTGAATTTGCCGTAATTGTATGTATGCGGCATCACGGGGTGAAGCAGATGTATCGACATAATCAACGCCATCGGTTGAAGCAATAACGCTTGTGTAGCCGGTGCGAGAAAGATTACCTCGAAAACGAGCCTTGAGTTCCTGTTTGTCGTCTTCCTCCATCTCCCCACGAACGACAAGCAATCCGCCGGGTCGCCCATCGTTCAGCAAATAGTTGCGGTTGTAAAGTTTGGCAAGATTTTCCAATTCAATAGCAATTCCTGCTGATTCCATTGGAGTAATCGAAAGGTATGGGTCAAGGGGGTGGGGTCGCCTAATCCAACAAACATCTTCTGGCTTTAAATAAACTTTCGTTCCGTTCCGCAAATCAACTTCGTATCCTGAAACAAATTTCCGTGCGTCAGGTATCGGCGATGTGTGTTGTGGCGGGAGGAGGTGGAGGGCGATTATTCTTCCATCTCTTCCTTTGACTTTTTCTATGAATGCGCCTCGTGAACTCATCAAAAGTTGCGACGAAAGCCTGTAACGGAATATGAAAGAATTTTCCCCCATGTTGGATTTTGAATTAAGTAATTCCAAAATTGGGCGGTCGGTTTTTATAATCTCGCCGCGTTGGTCGTTGTCTTTTCTGAGAAGAATCGGAAGTTTTGCTTGATTCCCAGCGATGGCGTCAATACACCTAAACACCCAAGTAACTTTTTGGCTTCCTTCTCGATAAGCACGTTCAATATCCCAACCATCTCTATAGGGTTTGCCCGTGCGACCGGCATCAAAAGCAATTGGAGCGCCAGCATTGAGAATTGATTTTTCCTCAACGCTCTTTAGGTCTTTGTTGTTAAAATTACTATTCCAAGACATTATTCAGACCCCAACAAATATCCGAAGATTCCGCAAGTAAGACCCCCAACCACCAATCCAGCGGGCAGAAATATGAGACTTGCACCCACCGTCGTCCCCAAAATGAACAAAACCATCAAACAGTTTGCCATAAATTGTCGGGTCAAATATTTTTTGATTTTCAAAAATTTGTCCATCTAGCCCATAACCCTAGCAAAAGTGAGACTCAAACTATAGTACCTTATTGCTACTCACAAGATTGTGGAAACCATGACTGACTGGAAATCTGTTTACGAATTTTTACAGCCCAAACATCCGTTATTTTGCCCCGAAGAACCTTCCACGACCCAAAAAGTTTTTCTAAGAACATACGCTCTTGAAGCGCTATTCGGAGGCGCTGCGGGCGGAGGCAAATCTTCGGCTTTGCTTATGGCGTCACTTCAATATGTGGATGTCCCAAATTATTCGGCTATTTTGTTCCGTCGAACATACGCCGACTTAGCGCTTCCCGGCGCCTTGATGGACCGTTTTCGTGTGTGGATATCGGGTTTTGACGAGATTCATTGGAATGCGAACAGTTATGTTGCCACATTTCCCTCGGGTGCGCGGGTTTCTTTCGGTTATTTAAACAACACCAACGACTATTTACGTTATAAGGGTTCCGAATTTCAATTCATTGGGATGGACGAAGTAACAGAAATTAGGGAGTCCGATTATCGGTATCTGTTTTCTCGTCTTCGTCGCCCTGCTCAAGGCGAACTCTCAAAAGTCCCTTTGCGTATGCGTGCCGCCTCCAACCCCGCCCCCAATTGGGTTCGACAAAGATTCATAGTTGAGGGCAAACAAGAAAAACGTATTTTCGTTCCCTCGTTCCTCACGGACAATCCGGGGATTGACGCAATTTCATATAGACAGGCGCTTTCCGCTCTTGACCCCCTGGAAAGAAGAAGACTTGAACTTGGCGATTGGTGGGCTACCACTCTCGGTTCACTTTTTGACAGGGCAGATTTTCCAATCATTGACCATACGGAAGTCCCCCAAATCACAAGCGCCGCTAGAGCGGTCAGATATTGGGACTTGGCTGCTACTGAGCCCTCCCCGAGTAACCCGAATCCCGACTGGACGGTGGGTACATTGATGGTTTTTGACGCCGGTATTGCCTACATTATGGATGTTCGTAAAATAAGGGCAAAAGGCGACAAAGTTGAGGCTTTTATTGCAAGAACCGCTCAGGAGGATGGGCAAAATATCGCAATTCGTATGGAGCAAGAACCTGGGTCTTCAGGCAAAGCCTTAATTGACCAATATGCAAGATATGTCGTACCGGGTTGGGATTTACAGGGGGTGCGTCCTACGGGGGATAAAGAAACAAGGGCAAGACCGTTCGCTGCGGCTGTCGCAAACGGCAATGTTCGTTTGGTCAGGGGTTCTTGGGTTACCGATTGGTTGGATGAATTTGCTTCTTTTCCCGAAGCGTGCGACCATGATGACCAAGTTGACTCAGCGGTGGGTGCCTTTGTTTTTCTTACTGGTCTAGGGTTGCCCCAAAGGGGGCGTGTTAGTATCATTGTCTAGCCAAGAATAATCCCAAAAATAACCTAGTTAACTAATTTAATTAAAATTGAGGTAAACGCCATGATGGTTCCCGACAAATCTGTACAGCCGAATGTTTTGTCTCCAATAACTTTGTTTCGCAAGTCGCTTATGGACTTGGACAAAAATCTGAAAACGGTGGTTGAAACCAATGATGTTCAGGTTGCGCTTGACGCCTTGGTCACGCTTCACGCCATCAAGAACGAAATTGGTCTTCTATTTACCGATTATCAAAATTCAATCATCGGTTTATTGCCCGACTATGAGTGCAAAGCGTCAAATGGTCAGGTGGTCGAAAAAAAATTTGCTACCGACAGAAAGGGTTGGCAACATCAACAAATCGCCGAGGAGGTTTTGAGGCGTTTGGGTGAGTTGTCCATTGACATGGACACGGGCGAGGTTGTAATGTCATCCCAAGAAATTGCGGTAAAACTTCTTGATTATCTACAGCCTTCGTACTGGCGAGTCAAAGAGTTGTCAAAATTAGGCATCAACGCAGACCAATACTGCGAAGTCGGAGAGGTTAAAACAAGCATCATGATTAGAAAGGTTGATACAAAATGAGCAATATATACCAAC